CCCAGGCGCGCAGGGGGGGGCTGCGTGCCTGGGGGCGCAGGTGGGGGGTTCTCCCTCAGGCGCGCAGGGCCGTCGATGATGCGACCGCGATCCCGCTTCTGGGATCACCCAGAGATCATAATCCTTGACCACCGCGATGGTCCGGATTTGGTTGCCGGAGGCGGCTTCACGCTCGATCATTCCCCAGTGCTCGAGGTCGATGAGAGTGTGTTGAACATGACGGCGATCGACGCCGGAGAACTTGGCGATCTGGCCGATGGACACTCGAGCGGCCTTCTTCTGCCAGCCGTAGGTCTTGTCCATGACCGCGAGCATCACCTTTTCATGCGTGCGCGGGACGTTCGATCGCAAGAGCGCGCTCAGGAGCTCGTCAGCGATCGGGACGAAGCCTTTCTCCTTTTGAACATCTGCCATGGATCCCCCCACTGAGAGGCTGGTTCTAGTGCGGCGGATTGCTTTCGCTTCTGGTGCCGCACTGATTTTTTGGGGGGGATATTTCTACTGGCTATGCGAGCTCAGTCGCCGATCCTGGCAATGGTCGTCGAGTCAGTTCATCACTGAGCCACATTGTAAACGCGAGAAGCGATCGGTTTATCCTCCGGCCCTTTGAAGCTGGGCCCATAGCCTGCGGATGACACCGGGAGGCCGAACACCGACGTATCGAATGACCTGGCCGTCGGACAGATCGTCCTCGGTGATCCGCAGGGCTAGGCGCGGGCGGATCATGCGACCGCCCCCAATCTCACCGGTTGACACGAAACGCGCCCCCGAGAGACAATGCTGATCGGGTGAGCAGACAGCGCCTCTCGAAGGCGCGGGGGGAAACTCTTTCGGAGAGAACCAGGTAGAGACCGCAGACCGTGAGCGCGCGGGTCATGCGGCGATACCACCAGCGCGTTGGCGGCGGTTCGCCTGATGCCACTTATGCAGTCGCATCCTTCGGGTCCTCGAGCGCCCAACGCAGGATGTCGTGGGCCTTGATCTCACCTTGGCTTCGCTCTTCCCACTGCTTGGCGCGGAAAGCCGTGACCGAACGGTGCTGGCCGCAACCGAGCTTGCGGGCGTAGCCGTGTGAGATGCCGAGGATCGCGGCAACATCGTCCCACGTCAGCCCCAGCCGCTTCTTCAGCCGTCGGTAGGGATTCCGTTCGCGCACAGTGGAAATTACTTGCACAAAAGAGAGCGACTGTCAAGTTTGTTCCACGATCAACCGTAACGGTGCGGATCCAAGCAGTCTTCTGGCTAAGATGTGTCCTGAGATGGCACTGCACCGCAAGTCTCGACCACCGATCCACCCCTTCATGGGGGAGAACTTGCGCTACTGGCGTGAGCGTCGCGGACTCAATGTCCCGGCCCTAGCTAGCAGTATAAGTGTTGGAAAACGCATGCTTTATGCGGTGGAGGCCGGAACCGCCAACCTCAGTTATCCCACCGCAGAAGAAGTCGCACGGACCTTCCGAATCCGGGTCGAGGCCATTTGGGACCACCGCCCACCCCCCGAGCAATAATCCGCGTTGAATCGAAGTTTTTAATGCCAGTGTAAAAAACTTGCACGGTGGAGCCTTGACGGATGGCCCGCTTTTGTGCAATTAATATGCGCAAATCTGGCGTGTGCGATATGGGCGCACACACCGACCGGAGGCCGCCATGGACCCCACCCGCCAGCCAGACCGCGCGATCGCGGATATCGAAAGGGCGCCCGGCGAAGACTCCGCCAGCGTCAAAGCGGTGGAAGAAGCGCGCGCGACCCCTGAACGAGCGAAGGCGATGTGCGTCTATTGGGGTAACGCGTATCGGCATCAGGCAGAAGCCGCTTCCGCTTCCGGCGACCAACTTCGCGCCAATGGCCTATTCCGGTGCGCCGCAATCGAGTACAGCGCTGCCTGCATGGAATCTCACGCCAAGCGCTGCCGCGATCAGATCCGTGACAGCGTCTGGTGACCACATCCAACCTTCTTCTGCGGTGGTTTGTACTCCCTGCCCGAGAACCGAATGCAGTTCTTCAGCCACCGGTGGTGGCGAGGGATGTCGAGAATTGCATCGTCCCGTCTCGCCACGCGACACGCCTGGTTGTAACAGACCGCGTGCAGGGCTTCGAACGGCGGAGGCTCTTCGGCGCACACCTGCAGGAACTCCGCCTTAAGCTCCCTCTCCTCTGCGGCTCCAATGCCGGCGCGAGCCCAAATGTCCAGATGTCGGCGCGCGAAAAGTGCGTGGTCTCTGGCACGTATGCTGAAGCTGAAGGCGATATCCGCTGCGCCGAGCACCGCCGGGATCAGCATGACGGGGCGGTAGAAATCACCGCCGTTGGAAAGTATCAATACCGCGCCGCTCCCCGAAACGATGACCAGAAACATCATCCATCGGTGCCAGCCGTCGAGATGGCCCTCCCGCGCTTTGTTGTAGAGCGCCGAGACGTGACAGTTAAAGGCGACGTTCAGCGTTTCTTCGGCGGCGGGGTCGCCGGAGGCGGATTCGTCGGAATCGGACGGCCTTTCTCTCTGCGTGCCGGTGTCGGTGTCGGTGCCGGTCGCGGCGGCCGCGACGGGGGTTTCGGTGCCGGCCTGGTTGGTTTCGCGGCTTCCGCTCGCGGCGTCATCGATTTCCATATGTTGGTCTCCAAGTTTGATTCCTCCTGTTTGCCCTTGCCGGGCAGGGGGGATCGGGGGCGGTCCGGTCAGACGGGCTGTCCCCTCCCGAATGATGTGCGCCGCGGTATAGCCACCGCGAGGTGCGCGGCATGACCGACACCCGCGAGCCCGGCCGCGTGATGGAGAAGCTGAACGGCGCCTCCTTTTTCTATTCCTCGCCCACGATCAAGGTGCTCGAGCAAGCGCTCGAGCTGGCCGAGCTCGCACGCTCCAACTGCCGTTACGAAGGCCAGCCCAACGAGAGTCGCGCTCGATGCGCCGCGCGCTCCGGCAATGACCGGGAAGCCGACATCTTCTACCGCCGCGCTGCGATCGAGTTCGGGTGCGCCGGTTTACAGAACGACGCCAGGCGTTGTCGCGATCAGATCCGCGCGGGAGCGCCGTAATGACCTCCGTCCTCCGCCGCACCACCTTCGACCTGGAAGACGGAACCGGCGACTACCTCGAAGTCGACTGCAGCCTGACCGCAATCGACGGCGAGGTCGAGCTCGTCGAGATCTCCCACGTCCAGCTGATTGATTGGGAGACAGGTCTCTCGGACGAGTGGGATCTGCTCGGATACGAGCTTGCCGAGTACCGCGACAAGATCACCCGCTACCTGCAGCGCTACTTCGCAGACTCCCCCGACGAAATCAGGGCGGAAATAGCGACCATCGTTGAGGGCCAACGCGCCGATCACGACGCGTCCGAGACGCAGCGCCAGGAGGCGCCACAATGAATAACGGCCCCGACAAAACTCAGCTCCCGCGCGCGACGCCGACGAGCTGCATCATCGACTGCGAGACCGGCGGCGTGAACCCGGAGCACCCGACGATCCAGATCGCCGCGCTGGTCTTCGACGACGCCACCCGTGAGACCGTTGACGAGATCGAGGTGAAGCTCAAGTTCGACGTGAACGCCTGCGACCCGAAGGCGCTCAAGATAAACCACTACAACGCGGAGATCTGGTACGACGAGGCCGTCGGGCCCGTCAGCGCTCGCGAGATGCTTGACAAGTTCTTCCGCAAAAACCAGGGCTATGAGCTGATCTCGAAGAAGACCGGGGATCCCTACCAGACCGTCCGGCTGATCGCCCATAACGCGCCCTTCGACATCACGCGACTGCGCGCTCTCTGGGATGACGACTACACGCCGTTCTGCTGGTGGTACCCACTCGACGTTCTTCAGCTCGCGCTCTGGCATTTGTCCACGATGAAGAAATCGCCGCCTCCGGCGAACTTCCAGCTCGCGACGCTCTGCGAGTTCTTCAAGATTGACACGTCGAGCGCGCACGACGCACTCGCGGATTGCCGGCTGACCCTCGCGCTGCTGAAAAGACTGATACCGCTTGGGCTGGGTCCGCTGTGATGGGAGACTGGCCGATCCTTCTAACCGTTCTCGCTGTCGGTTACACCCTCGGCCGTGTTCGTCCACTGCGCGAGCTCGTGCGTCGCCTCCAAATCAGCCGCTTTGTTCGGTCTGCCGAGCAGCTGGCCAAACGTGACCGAATGTGGGGCTTTCGGTGATCCAGCGCTGGGCCGTCTACGAGGTGGCCGATATGACGTGGGCGGTCATCGCAGCCTTGATGGTGTGCCCCGTCGTGTTCGGTGTGCAGGCCAGAGTTTTTTCTCCTGCGGGAAGTCCCCGCGGAGAGGTCGCCGATCGATCATCACGGAGGTGAGGCGGTGACCCGAGCATCCCACGACCCGGACCCGCAGATAGCCCGTGCGCGGGGTGCTCGCACGTTTTTCAAGGGAGGTCGATCCAGGGGTTTCAAGCGACACCCGATCAATTGCCCTTTTATGTCGCGGCGCGGGCTCTCGCGATCCGAGGAGCCCCTGTTTCCGTCAAAAGCGGAAACCGGTGCGGTTCGTACCACGTCGCGACACCCGAGGAATCACTGAGCAATGTCTGAACGCCGAGATCTCCGCAACCAATCTCGCGATTTCGAGACGGTCGGCAATCAAGTGCTAATGGACCGCCTTCTTAACGCCATCGGGCTTGAGTTGTTCATCGAGTCCTACTGGGACGTGATCGAAAAGCTAATCATCGGCGGCGCAATTCCGCCAGAGCGCGAACGAGACCTGAAGCTCACGTTCAGCTACCGCGGGATGACCATCACCCTGGATCCTAGCATCGGGTTGGCGGCGTGGGATCGGCCAACCATCGAGCCTGAGGATGCTGACAGGAAGACCCAAGAGGAGGCGCTGTGAAAGTTCTAGCGATCCTTTGTTTACTGCTCGCGTCTTGCGCGAATTACGACACGCGGATCGCGAAGTTGGAAAGTCTCCAGAATTATATCGTCGAGGTCGTGAAAAACCGGCGCATCTCAAGCGCGCGATGTGTTCGGCTCTCGGATGACGGAATGGCGTGCCAACTCGCTACGAACGAGCGATGTCGCTGCTATTTCCTCGCCGACGACCAGGACCGCGAGAACGCCGCTTTCGAAGCGGCGGTCGCACGCGCTCAGAAGCAGGCGGCAGCAGCAGCAGAGGCAGAGACCGAGGCGAAGGCGAAGGCAAAAAATCAGCAGAAGGCTATCGAGGAGTAGCCGTGTCCGGTTTCAATTTTCGAAAGCGATTTGCGCGTCTCGTCGAGGGCTTGGCGGATGCCTGAGCCGGTCCGTTTAGCCTTAAAATCCTTCCTGAGTCAGTTTGTAGATGACGCAGATGTAGCATTCGTAGCGGATTGGATCGAGGATCGGGAACGCGCCGCACGCACAGCGCAGCGCGAGCAAATTTTCAGAGAACAAAAAGATGCGTTTCTGGATTTACTGCAACCCCTCTGCTCTGCCTCGCTGAAAGGGATGAACAGTTTCGCCGAAGCGTTGGATCTTATTACCGTAGCCCTGACTGATAATTGCGCGAACGTCGATCCAGTCGACGTACCCTGTGATCTTTGCAACGTCGCGATCGACGAAGCTTGTTGGAATATCGGCCACGACATGGAGCGGCTTCTTGGTTTTCACTCTGTCCGATGGAGATCTGCCATTCGGACCAAAGCAGAGCTCGAGACAGAGGACGCGGCGTCTCTGTGCTGACGATCAACTTCCAAACTCGGTTCGTGAAGGCCTTCGAGGTAGTTCCACGGAGATGACCGAGGAGCAGAAAGAGTGGATCGACGACGCGAACTATCGGGATCTTCTTCGTCTCTGGCGCTTCTCTCCGGTCGGAGACGCGATGTTCAAGGGAGACACGGGGAAATACTACGCGGAGGTGATGGCTCGCAAGCGCACCGAGGTGGGTGGCGCTGCACATACAGCAGCGTCCAAGAGCATCGGTTGGGAAGACTGCGGCAGAACCGATTTCGGAACAGCAGGTAGCCGATGACCGCGCCCGCGCAAATGCACGAAATCCCCGCGCACCTGGTCCGACGCGTTGCGCTCAGCCGTATTGAGGTGGCTGAGACCCTGGGCCGCTCAACGGACTTCGTAGATGCGCTGATCGACGATGGTACGTTGCGCGCCAAGCGTGTTCACAAAACGGTGTTTGTAATTGCTGCCGACGTGTGGTCGATGCTGGGGATCGAAAGCATCGACGACGAGCCGATTTCAGAAGAAGCCGAGTTGCTCCTTGGGAGGATCGCGTAGAGTGTCCGCGGGGAGAATCGGCATGAGCGTCAAGGTACGAGATCTGAAGGGCGACGGTGAGGCCTGGGTCATTATCTACGCCGGGAATAAACGGACACAGCGCAAGGTCGGCGATTGGGACAAGGCGCGCAGGCTCGCAAAAGAGATTGCGGCGCAGCAGTTGCGACAACGCTCCGGCCTGCCCGATCGGCTGCCGCTGGATCGCGCGCTCGAGCACTACCGGGACGGTTATGTGAAGACGCTCAAACACAGCACGCAGCTTCTCCAACGCGGCCAGATCAATAACCACCTCAGACCCGAGCTCGGCGCCCTCGACGCCCGCGATCTGGCGGAGCATCACGTCACCGCCTTCATCGAAAAGAAGCTGAAAACGCTCTCGCCGTCGTTCGTGCGCGGCTGCGTGAACGTGCTCAACAAAGCGCTGCGCCGTCTGCGCCGCAGGTACCCCGACATACCGAGGCTAGAACTGGAAACCGCCGAGGTCTTCGAGCGGGCCGAGGACTCCCGCACCCACGAGATCCGCTCCATTGATTCGTGGACACACGGCGAGGCCTCCGAGCTGCTCGACGTCGTCCACGCGAAAGAGCCGCGCTGGTACCCGCTGGTCCTCACGTTGCTCCACACCGGCTGCCGACGCGGCGAGGTCCTCGGGATGCAGTGGTCCGACGTGGATTTCCGGCGCAAGCGGATTGCGATCCGCCGGGCTCGTGTCAACTCACGCACGGTACTCCCGAAGCACCGTAGGCGACGCGACAAGCCCCGCACGGTCGTCATCACCCCGGCGATGGAGGACGCGCTACGTGGGTTGCAGACCTTCCGCTACCGGCGCTCTGGGGGCTGGGTGTTTGCGACCCGGAAAGGGACGGCGATTGACGGGTCGACGGTATACGAGGCCTGGTGCCGAATCCGGGAGCGCCTCGCCGAGCGGAATATCCGCACGCTCACCATGCACTCGCTCCGCCATACCTTCGCCACCCTGAGCCTCGAGGCGGGCCGCTCGGTCAACTGGGTGTCCCAGCAGCTCGGTCACCGCAACGCGAGTCTGACGTTCGATACCTACGCCCACGCGCTGCCGGATGATGAAACCGACCTCTCGTATCTTCCGGCGCTTGCAGCGCCGGGTCGCGGAAAGCTCATTACGATACGAACAACTCGGGCGGTTGACTAGTGGCGGACAAAAATTTGAACCCGAGATGAAATGACTATGGTCCCCGGAGAAGGAGACGCTTCAGTTTAATGCTACAGCTTGCGACACAATATCGCTGTCAGTGCTGTGGAAAAAGGCCCATGTCAAACAGGCTTGTCCTAGATCACGATCACAAAACAGGTGAGATACGTGGCGTCATCTGCTCGCGGTGCAATAGCGGGATCGGTGCGCTAGGCGATAACGTCGCAGGAATTGAGCGAGTGATCGAGTACCTGAAGAAGCCGTTACCGAAGGCGCTTTTTATGGCGATTCCGCCACATTCCGATGCGCTCCTTGGGTCGGAGAGGAGACGATTCGAAAAGAGATTGGTCAAGACAATTCGGTACTTGGTGGGCCCTGATTCTGGCGCCGGCGCTGACCGGCGCTGGACCGGCGCCGGACCTTTCGAGACACACGAAATGGAGTCAGAAATTGAACACGAAACTGCGCGAGAACCCAGTGGAATTCTGTGGTGACCCAGACGCGATTCGATGCGCAATCTCAGTCCGTCACACTGACGCCCGAATCCGATGATTCCAGATACAATTCAAATGGTTATCGCGGTTTGAAAAGTTCGCTGGCGCCGGTAGATCTGGGCCAGCGTGGGCCACTGTGGGGTGAAATTCGGGTGCTACGTACCCGAAAAAGGCGTAGCAAACACCCCCGACATTCCCCCGCGAGGCCACGGTCTACCGTTTCTGCGTTTAACGGTAGGCGGCGTCAGGACGTCCTCGAACACGAGAATCGGCGCGGTGCGGGCCCGGCATCGCGGGGAAGGGAGCGTTTGCACCTTCCATTCCCCCGCACACCGGACCCGTACCGTGTCCGCCGTAGGGACCAAGACAGGATCGATCGAGCACTGCGTGTACGCGGCGACCGCGGGCAGCCCCAACCATGAGCGAGCGGGATCGGATCCGGCCCTGGCGTGACCCCAACGGCAACCTCTTGGGCGCTCTTCTGATCGAAGTTTGCGATGAGATTTTGCGGCTGACGGCCGAAGCCGAGGAGCGCCACGGCCCTGATCTTCGCGGAGATATCTTCCGGGCCTGTGAAGATTGGTTCGGCGATCGTCGAGATGGGCCGGCCAACGAAGAGCTGCTCGATTACCTGTACGGGCGTTTCAGGCGAGAGGAAGACGACAAGCTCGTGGTTCCGGTCACTGCCGCCGCAGGCGAAGCGAGCGATGGCTGAGCCCGGTCGGATCACCCGGATTGGCCGTCGTCCGAAATGGTGCCCTCACGCAACGTGCACGCCGCTAAGCTCGGTCCAGCAGCAGGCCTGCGGCGGCCGATTGCCAGGCCCGCAACCCCGTGGCGAAGATGTCAACATGCATCGGCTCTGCGTCCGAACGAAAATGGAGGATCATGCAACCGACGTTTTGGAGCTCCGCGGCAATCCCACCGATTTCTGGTGGATCGGTGAAATGACCTTCGAGCTTTTGCGTGAGGATGCAAAGGTGGCGTATCAAGCGATGCGTGCCGAGCTAAGGCGACAAGCGAGCGATCGCGAACTGGGCAGGAGAATGACCTAGAGATGAGCGTGACGATCGAGGTCAACCTGAATAAGCACTGCCCCGATGTCTAAGTTCATCGAGAATCTACTCATGAACATTTTTCTTTGGTCTGGTAGCCGTTTTTGGGGTCAGGTTCGTCTGTACTGCCCCGATGATGACGATGGAAACATTCACGCAGTTCTCTTCGCGGTAAACGAGGAAACACTTCTACGGAGTTGTCGAGAGATGCTTGAAAACACCGTCCCCGCCCCCGATGCCGACTAACCAGCACACACACGTAAACCGTTCAGCAGAATGGAGGAGGTGGCGCAAGCACTATAGGTCGCTGGGCTGTTCGGAGTTGAAAGTGGAGCGTCTGGTGTTTCGCCGGATGCGGAGAGCCTGAGCGATGCCTAACAACCTACGCCCGTTGGGCAGGAGGTGAGAGATGGACACCAACTCTGCAGAGTTCGTAGGTGAAGAACGGGCCGAGGCCTGGATGCAGCGCATCGAAGTCGGCGAAGTCATCAAGATCAAAGGTGAGGACCTGGAGGTCGTTAGAATCGAAAAGCGCGAGATCACCCTCAAGCTGCTCAGTGCTTACGAGAGAACGGTGCGGGGATTCGCCACTTTCGCAGAAGAAGAAGATACTGCAGCTCGTGAGATACAGCGCCAGCGCGAAAAGATGCTGAAACGTCAGGCCGGGAAGCGGCCGACAGAAGGAGGCGCGGATGAGGGTACTCACCGGCGAACGATTTCCGATCAAGGCATGGGTAGACGGGGTTGAGCTAGAGAACCAAGCCGAGCAGCAGTTGCGGAACACGGCTTCGCTACCGTTCCTCTTCAAACACCTGGTCGTGATGCCGGACTGTCATTGGGGGATGGGTGCGACGATTGGGAGCGTTGTTCCGACGGTCGGCGCGATCGTCCCGGCCGCCGTCGGCGTGGATATCGGTTGTGGAATGATCGCGCGACATTTGCCGGGTGCCAGGCTTGACTCGGTTTATGAATTCCGCAAAGCGATCCGAGCCGCGATCGAAAAGGCCGTGCCACACGGCCGAACCAAACAGGGGGGCAAGGATGACCGGGGATCATGGGCAGACCCTCCGGGCTTCGTGGCTCCGCTGTGGTCGCTGATGCGCGATGGGTTCGATCGGATCATCTCCAAGCACCCGCGGATTGGAAAGTGGGGCGATCCAATCCGCCACCTGGGAACGCTCGGCACAGGCAACCACTTCATCGAAATCTGTAGCGACGAAGCAGATCGCGTCTGGATCATGCTGCATTCAGGATCTCGCGGTATTGGAAACCGCATCGGAACGCACTTCATCAACCTCGCGAAGAAGGAGTGCGAGCGGTGGCACGTTCCGCTTCCCGATGCGGATCTCTCTTTCTTGCCAGAGGGAACCGAGGTCCACGACGATTACGTGGAAGCGCTTAATTGGGCGCAAGACTACGCGAGGGTCAATCGTGAGATCTTGCTCTCGCTGACGCTAAATGCGCTGTTCGGAATCCTTCCTGAGCAACGGACTCGATGGCAGGACGACGAGGGGATGGCGGTGAACTGCCACCACAACTACGTCGCGAAGGAAAACCACTTCGGCAAGAACATTTTCGTGACGCGCAAGGGCGCCCTGCGTGCTCGCGTCGGAGATCTCGGCATCATCCCGGGCTCGATGGGCGCGCCAAGCTACATCGTAGAGGGCCTGGGCAATCGGGACAGCTTCCACTCATGCGCTCACGGTGCGGGACGGCGAATGTCGCGGACGCAGGCCAAGAAGACCTTCACCGTAGAGGACCACATCAAGGCCACCCAGGGTGTCGAATGCCGAAAAGACGAAGGGGTCATCGACGAAACGCCCGGGGCCTACAAGGCAATCGATGACGTGATGGCCGCCCAGAAGGATCTCGTCCGGATCAAGCACACGCTCCGAGCACACATCTGCGTGAAAGGATAGGCGCCGCCAGTGAAGATCATGAATCCCACGATCGGTAAGACCTCGGACGGCAAGACGCTCCGCGTCAACGTCGCCGGCGATGGGATTGCCGTTGGCCGCTGCTACAGCCTGGCGCTTCAGATTGCCGTCGCGCACTCGCACGGCGCGCTCGAGGTCGACGCCGACGTAGCCTTTATAATCACTCTGCCTGTTAAGATTGCTGACCACTCGATCCGCTGCATTGAATGCGGGCTCGAATTCGGACCGGAGCAGCTCGAGAGCCAAATCAAGGGATACCTCGAGGAGCACTTTTTCCGCCGTGAACTTACGCACGCGGTGCGCGTCGAACTCGTTGAGGCAATTTCGCCGTGGTGGGATCGGTTTGCAGCCGGCGAGTCTCTCTGTTTTGGCTGCGGCGTTTCGATTGGTGACCGCTCCGTGACCACCTCGCATCCCGGGCTTCACCCCGGTTGACCGGCAAGGCCGACGAATCCCCGCGCAAGGTGCTGCGCCCGGTGTCTTACCGTGGCGTGTCGTTTTTCATTGTGGACGGCGTGGAGCACCGGATCGACGGCCACTTCCACATCGACTTCGACCCGGCGGCGTTGCACGACGCGCTCGACATCACGCTCGAGCATACCGGCGGCACCCAGGTGGTCGACGCGAGCGTCGATCTCACTCTCAACCTGCGCGTCGTGCCCTTGATGAACCCGATTCGCTGCGACGAATGCGGCGATCAATTCCGTCAGCAGGACCTCCAGAAGCAAATCGAGGGCTATCTGAGAAGGCGATTTTCCCGCCAGCGACTCACCGACTCGGTTCGCGAAAAGATCGTCGATTCGGTGCAGCCCTGGTGGGGCCGGTTCATCGCCGGCGAGGATATCTGTTTTCGCTGCGGCGTTTCAGCAGGGCGGAATTCCACTACGCGGTAGGGTGGTCATTCAGGGTGCATGGGGAGCGCCCAGGCGCGGGCTCGAGCAGGGCGTGGAGCGAGGCGCGCAGGACGCTCGCCAGGCGGGCGATCGGGTCGATGTGGAGGTCAGCGGCTCAGCAGGATCCCGGCCGCGCGTAACGGGAGCTCGAGGTGGCCACCAAGCCCGGTGGATCGCTTGGCTACGTCGATCAGACCCAGGAGATCCTTCAGCTTATAGGCGTCGAGCTTCATCTGGTCCCGTTCGATCCTGGGTTGTAGGCGGACCAAGTGACCCTCCGGCAGCAGGCCTGTCGCGATCTGGTGCATCGCCGAAGTGGTGGCCACTCCGTAGGCGCTGAAGATCTCCGAGACCCACTCGATCGCTCCCCATTCGTCGGCATCGTCTGAAGAGATCGAGGGGATCACGTCACCCGTCCCGACCGAGATCGCCGAGATCTCCTGGGCCGGGATGCCCTGCTTGATCAGGTACATCACCGCGAGCGCGGTCGGGTTGTTCGCGCCGAGACCTCCGTCGACCAGGACCTCGTCGCGGCGGTCCGGGTAAATGAGCTGGTGCGCACCGAAAAACGTTGGAGCAGAGCTGGAGGCCTTGACGATCTCCCAGATTGGAACCGAGGCCTCCGGCTCTTGGGTTGAGACGTAGACGCGCAGCTTTGCGACCGAGACATCGTAGGCTGGCACGAGGCAGGGGTTCGTGAGGTCTCCAAAGAGCTGGTCTCCAAAAACCTCCCAGAGTGCCCGGCTCAAGTCGCGCTCGTCATGTTTGGGGGCCGAGATCCCGTGGCGAACGCGCAGCTTCACCCACTTTCCAAAACTCCCACCGAAAACGCGCGGCGCAAACCGCATCAAAGCACCGCAGACCTCTTTGGGTTTCATCCCCGACGCGAGCGCACAGGCGACGATCGCGCCGACTGAGGTGCCTGCGAAAAGATTGACCGAGGAGTCCAGCGATCGCTGCGCGCTCCGCTCGATGTCGGCCCAGACCTGGGCGGCGACCAGGCCCCGCGTTCCCCCGCCGTCGGTCGAAGCGATGCAGAACATGGCGACGCCCTACTCGTCGTCGGCCCTGAGGCGTTTAGCGAGGCGTTCAGCGAGTCCGCCTTCGAGTTGCCCACCTGGCCGGAGGTTCTGCGACACCACGTCCGCGATCTCCCTGAATGCCCTGACGGCTTCCTCAGAAAGCCCGGTGCCCCGTGTGTTGGCAGTGAACCCGCCGCAGGCGTTCCCGGTCGCGGCGATGTCTGTCTTGCCCTTGCCGATCACAGTGGTGCGCACGATCCCGCGGTATTTCACGTCCCCGATTTCAAGAGAGCAGAACGTCTTTGTGGTGGCGCAGCAAACAGAGGCCAATAATAGGAAGGCGGTTCCCAGGATGACCAAAATTTCGTAGCGCCACATGTACGCGGCTACGGCTACTGCACCTGCGATAATCGAAACAATCACTGCTGAGCGTCGCATTGTGTCCCCTTACTTGCGGACTTGATGCTGGATTGAAAGATGCTTAGATCAATCTTGAAAACGAAGCAGAGCGTGTTTTGAGGGGTAGCCCTAGTACCTACTAGACGGCGATCGTTGATCCTGGAGGATCCTCGAAAGCCATTTCTACACGGGCGCTATTTTCGACCTTGATGTCTCGTCGACAGGTGGTTCCCGTCGCCGAACCGCCCGCCCCAATAGGCGAGCGGGTGCAGCCACTCCCAGTATTGGCCGAGCTCGGCGTACTCGCTGCTGCGCGTGAGGTACGCGCCGGCCAGCGTGAAGAGTCCGTAATCACCGGCCAGGCGTATGCGGTGCAGGCTTCGAACGATGCCGATGGGCTTGAAGCCGTGCCGGCCGCGGGTCGCCTGGCGGTGTACCGCGTGGCCTTTGACGTTTTTGCAGCGCCGGCAATGCTCGGCGTTCCATCTCGCGACAACTTCCGAGCGTTGAAACTCAAACAGCCGCAGCTCGCGGTTGAGGTGGGCTCTCGCATGGAGGATCACGAGCGGCTGCAGCGCGGCAAACAGGCTTTGCTTGCGGCCCAGCGGGCCGCGTTCGGTGACCGCCCAGCCGCGCAGCGCCTCGAGGTAATCGCCCTCGAGGGTTATCAGTGCGTCGAGTGCGCAGGCCTGCGCGTCGGCTCTCAATCCGGGGCGCTCAGTGCGGGCGGCGGCTCGAGTGACGACTTCGGCAGCGGCGGCCGGGGCACGCGGTCGACCTTGGCCGCGTCGAGTAGCTTGTCGAGCTTGGTGCCATTCCAAGTCGACTCTTGGCGCAATATGCGCTGATTGACGTCGAGCTCCGCGAGATTGCGCTCGGTGCGCGCGATTTTCTCTTCGACCACGCCAACGTCACCCTCGGCGTTTGACACACGAAGCGCGAGCAGAGGCACGCCGATAATCGCGCCCAACGCGCCCACCGCGCCCGCGAGGACGAGGCCCTGGAGCAGCCGGCCGAGCTCGACGTGCTGCTCGTCGGTCTCGGTCGCGGGCACAATCCGGTGCTGAGGTTTCATTGCGGCCCCCTAAATCTCAGATTGGCAGTCGGCGTCGCAGCCATCGCCAGGTCGCAGGCCGCCGTCGTCGCAGGTTTCCCCGTATTCCGACTGCACGACGCCGTCGCCGCACGCGGTCCGGGTCCAGGTTTTCACCTGCTTGCTATTCCAATCGTCGATCACAGACCGCACCGTCGAGTCTTTGAGCAGCACCGCGCCGCTGCGCGCGACCGAGGCCGCGTACACCACGGCGCCGCGTTCCATGAATTCCGTGCTGCACTTGTCGAGGCTCCAGTCGGAATCGGCAATCCGAAAATTGGCTTGAAACGTGTTGCACAGCGCGGTCATATTGGCTTCATTGCCACCGCGACCGTGCACACCTGGGCGCCGGCCCACGCGAGACTCGGCGCGAAGAACAGCGCGAAAAGCAGCAGCGGTACGTGGCGGCATCTCATGGCGTCGACCTCACGGAAAGGGATTTATTCCGATCATGATATTGGCGTGGCTCCCGGCGGTAACCTGGTCTGCCGTGGTATCGGGCAAAGCGTCGGGCGTTTCGTTTTTCCCGTCCGCCACAAAGATGCAACCGCCGTTGCCAGTATTTCGGCACCGGTCGACGAGTTCGGTTAGCTCGGTCAATCCCGCATTCACCTCATTGCTAAACTGCGTCGTGCTATTCGTGTCGGGACCGGCAGCGCTCGACACCGATAGCACGCGTACGAAGCTATTGGTTGTCGTCGTTCCATCGACGATAACATTCGACGGTGTGGGCTGTACGCTGCCCGTGCAACCGTCCTCATGGTCTGCTGTGTCGAACGTTCCCGTATTAAATGAGCAGATACCGCAGATTAGATGGTTGCCGGCGTCGGTCACGGTGAGGTTTTCGCCCGTCGCCCACTCGTTTGTCCACATCGTAACCCGCACGCAGTCTGGGCCGTTCGGACACGTTGCCCCTTGGAATTGCGGCGAGCAGCTGACCTCGACCCAATCGGTCGGTGTGGTAACGGCCTCGTTTGCGGTCTCGCACATTCCGACGAGCAGGTCACCGTCGACCGTGCCTGTTGGCAGCGACATGATGTTGTCGCCGCCCTTGCCGGTGAAAACCGAGCACCCGCGCAGCACGGGAAACGATGGACCGGCAGCCATATCTTGGATGTGGATCACTCCAAGCATCGACCACGCACAAACGGCAAGTATCGAAAACCAGCTGTAAAGCGCTCGCGTCGACCCCCGCTCGCTCATAGCGGGTAGAACCTCCGAATAGTGGCGTCGCAGTTGAGCCGGTCGGGAGCAGTTGTCACCAATACGACAGTGAATTCCAACCACTGACCAGAGAGCAAGTCGTCATCGGTGTCCCAATCGGACTTGGCAAAGTTCGTATCGTTAGCCGTGACGTTCAGAGTGGTTGCGTCCGCCTGGGTGCAACTCGATCCTCGGGCGTTGCAAGTGGAATAGGTAACGCTCAGATTAGCCGTGCTGCCGCCCCGCCCCACACAGTCCAACGTATCGAGAAGCACGCTAACCGTATTAAAACCCTCTGCCTTTACGATCAGAAGATCATCAGAAGCATCCACGAGTTCGATTACGATCATGTGATGTTCGATCGTCATCAGGTTCCGGCCGACCATGTGCCAATTCGTACCGTCGAACACCCATTGGAGTACGTCGCCGGCAGAGGTGATCATGTCGATCACGCCGCAGACTAGGAATGACGAGCTGCAGTCGTAGCCCGCCTCACTCGCTGACTCGATGTAGATCACGTCGCCTTCGACCAGGCCCGCGCCATCGAAGTCGGTGAAAATGGTGTCGTCGCCGTTCGTTTTCCAATAGATGCTGCCGGTCACGTCGGGCGTGGTGTCGGCTGCTCCAAACACAAATCCGGTCGTCGTGCCAATGTCGAGCTCGCTGCCAATCTCGAGCTTCTCGAGTTTGATTTCGGAGCCCTCGAGCGTCGCCGGCGTCACCGGCTTGAGCGCGTCGGTGCCGAGATTAACCTCGGTTTGTGTGGCGAGTTGCACCGAGCCCTCGTTTGTCGTCGACGCGTCCTGCAGCTTGCTGCCGGCAATCGCCGCGCCAGAGCCGACGTCGGCGTCGACAATCGCACCGGCCGCGAAGTCGCCCACCCCGACGCTACCGGGAGCGACGGCGAGCGACTCGCCGGCGTCGTTTCCGTAGGCCGCAACGCGGCGCACTGGTGTAGCCTCGCCGTCGCAATATTGCAGCGCGTCGGCGTCATTGATGCCCATCTTGCCAGCGTTGCCAGCGCCGCAGGTGAGATCGCCGGCGCCGAGGTCCTCGAGGAATCCGGCCTCGTCGCTTTTGGTATCAATCGCGCTGCCGTTGAGCACCAGGCCGACGCCAATGTCGGCCTCGATCAGCACGTCGCTGGCCAGTTTGCTCGAGGCGATCGCGGCGCCGCCGGCGACGTCGCCGTCGACAATGCCGGAAATGCCGGCGCTCGCGTGGACATGCAGTCCGTCCGCGTTGCTCAGGTCGGTGAGGGTCTCGAGCTCGGCGCCAGTGGCGGTGGTGTCGCTGTGGCCGGCGATGGCATGCGAGGGTGGCGCGTGGATTTCGCAGCTCAGGTTGCCGCCGACGGCTATTTGCAATCGTTCGGAATCAGCATCACAGCCGCGAAGAGTTCCGCTGGCATCCTCCTCGAAGTTGTAATTGCCTTTGCTCGCGTGATTGGTCGTGCGAAACGACAGGTCGTTTCCGGCACGCACCCCTCCTATAAGAGTTGGCGTGGTCATAGAGGCGGCAGCCGACAAGCCCGTAAACCTCGCCATACCGGTTTGAATTGACCAGAACGTCCCACCGATAAGCTCAAAATTGAAATCCTGCGTGCCGGTAAACGAGTTGGCGCCGAGGCTGGCTTTTCCGTCATGGGTGTGCAGCGCGTCGGCGTCACTCGATACACCATCCGTCAAGGTATCGAGCTGCGGTCCGGTGGCGGTGGTGTCGGAATGTGATTGGATGGTATGCGCGGCATCCTCGTCTGGAATCCAGGCCGAGGCCAAGACGCTCCAAGCGCAAAAATTCTCAAACGCGCCGCCGCCGACGTCGCTGGCGTTGCCGCATTCGGTAGCGTCAGCGCCATCGTCTACCACGATCCGCAAGCCGTTGAGCTCAGGCGAGCAGGTCTTGGCGATGACCTGGGCCACCTTGCACAACCGAGGGGCCACTGCACCTGTTACCGAAGAGACCTGTGCATTCGCATCGATGGAGAGTGCGAGGACCGCGATGAGCGCGGCCAGCGATCGAACTGGATTCATCGTGTGGTTCCTACAGGCAGGGTCGGTCGAGTGCAGTCAGCTCGAGCCCAGCAACTCCGTCCGGGTAGATCATCTCGACGCGATTGAACGCGTTGTTGTATCGCCAGATTTGAAAGCGTGGGATGCGAACCTTGGAGGCCGCAACGACTGTCACAATTCGGTTCACATGGATGTCTTTCTCTCCGAAGCTGCAATCACGCTGCTCGACGAATTCAACGCGAAGATCAACTCCAGAAGTATTCGAGATCTGGAGGCCGGTAATGCCCTTGGCATTATCGAATTCATCTCCACTCGCGGTCGCGGATGTGAACGTGATGGGATCGGTTTCTCCGATGATCGGAAGGATCGCCATCAATTACCTCGGAAGCAGATGGTCCTACAGGCAGGGGCGGTCGAGTGCGGCCAATTCGAGGCCGGTCGCTCCGTCGGGATAGATCATCTCGACTCGATTGGACCTGTTGTTGTATCGCCAGATTTCAAAGTGGCGGACGCGGGTCTTGGTTCCGGGCGTCATCGTGATGATTCGAGCACTGTGCACACCTTTTTCTCCAAAAGTGCAATTGCGCTGCTCGATGAACTCGACTCGAAGAGAGATTCCCGCGCGATTCCAGATTTCGAGCTCGGTGGCGCGGTTGGCATTATCGAATTCATCCCCAGCCGCATTTGCTGGCGTGTAGGTGATGGGGTCGGTTTCTCCGAGCAGCGGCAGGAGCGCCATCACTCATCTCGGAGCAAAAATGTCACGGTATCCTGTGACTAGAAGGTGGTGCGACGACACGATCAGGCTGGCAGTTATGCCGTACGAGATGGCCGGTGTGGCCGGCGTTATGATCGGGATTTCGGCATTGATCCCGTAGCCTTTTTGATCTCCCGTGCCGGTCGACTCGGTGGCGATCAGGGTATCCTCAAATCCGGCCGCGGTCGGATCGACAGCACCAGCCGGTAGCGTTCCGGTCGCACCGTCTGCGGCGTAAACCACCATTCCGTTATTTGTCGGCGTCCGGGCGCTGAAATTGCAAAACACAGACGACGCGGTAATCGGCACTTTGACGGTTTGATTTCGCCACGTCGTTAGCGCGGCCGTGAGCAATACGATTGCATGGTCGGCGTCGTGCCGGGTGAACCGCACCTCGCCACCGGGCCCCCAAATCGCGGGCACGAGATCCGAGCCAGCGCTATTCCAGGTAGAGCCAATGCAGCGGCGCGTCGGGTCGCCAGATTTGTAACCCGGCTTCGTTCCGCCAGGCAGATCCGGTGCAGTTGGGGAAATCTGCTCTTCGAGAACGCCGGCCGCATCTTTCACGTACAGATACAACGCGATCGAGGGTCCCTCGGCGCCTTCGAGATCGGCCGTCATATCCCAGACGAGATTGCCCGTTTTCGACAGCACTTTGTTATCGATGCCGACCCGGACTTGTGCGCCGTCGACCGGCCGAAGACGAATAACCGAAGGCGATTGGCGATCGAGATGACCAGAGAGCGCTCCCTGCGGGGTGTTCAGCCCGACGATCGCCTTGATCGAGTCCAGCAAATCGCTGTCGCCCGCCTCGCCTTTTGTCCGGGTGATCCCAGCGGCCGCGAGCAGGGCAATGTTGTTCCCCAACTGGTCATTGAGGAAGTCCTGTTCCATCGTCGTACCGGTGATCCCGCCGCCGAGATCTCGCTCACGAAACCAGCGTAAGGCGCCGGCTACATCGGCGGTCGGACGCACAGAAACGGCATTCGCAGTTTTGTCGTCAAGCTGCATGAGGCTTCCTCTAGGTCGGCGTGAGTCGGTAGTTCACATGGGCGGGCTTGAGGCGGTCGAGGTGGCAGGCGATCGTGTCGTTGACGATTGCGCCCAGCGGCTCGCCGACCGTGAACGCACCGATCTCGGCCTCGAACACGGCGAGCTCATCGGTGATGGCATCGAAAAAGAACCACCCGCCCTCGTCGATCAGCTCTTCTCCGACCTGGGAAAAGCCGACCTCGAAACATTCGAACTCGGTGATCGCCACGGTGAAACCGAGCGCCAAAAGCTCGTCAATCAGAAACTGCGGCGTCAGCACTCCGATCATCGTGAGGCGATGCACGACGTCGCTTCGACGGGCTCCCAAAGTGGGGCCGATCGCGGCGCAGTCCGGGAGACCGGTCACGCGTTCCCATTCCGCAATCAGCTCGGTGGTGGTTCTCGGGTCGATCTCCTCGAGGAGCTGCTCAGCGCGTGCATCGAAGCGCGCAAACTCGTCTGCAAGCGACAGCAGCAGATTCGATAGATCGGTATCGAGTTCCTGGGTGATTGCATCACCCTTCGGCAACAACGCGTGGAGCTGCTCGAGGTAGTCCTGGGCCGACCTCACAGGAACGTGATCGTCCCGGGCACCGGGAGTTCACCCGCGGCGTGAGTCACGTCCGCCACCGGGATCGTCAGTGCGTGATCGGTCTCTCCAGCAGCGATCGAGATCGCCTCATTGATGTGAGAGAGCAGAATCGTCCCGGCCGGGACCGAGTCGCGGAGGATCATATCCGCATATTCCGCGGCGACGGCCGCCTGCACTTCCGCGGTGTTCGGGGTCAGGCTCATCGTGAGCGCGAGCGGAACCAACGTCGGCGCGGACACGACCGGACGAGAGCCAAGCGGCCGCTTCAGGTCGAGATGGTCCTGCACCGCCTGGATCTCGGCGGCATCCGGGGTGATGGGAGACTCGGCGTCCCGGACGAAGACGACCCCAACCAACGCGGAACCGATCGAAGGCGGGAAGACCCACCGCCGGGTCACGCCGGCGATCTCAAAAACCCAGCGTTCGAAATCGGTGAGGTTGCCACCCTGCTCCGGATTCTGGATCCGGGTCACGAGGGTCTTCTGAAGGTCCTCATCATTATCGGCGTCTATGCCACCGGTCAGCCCTGGAGCATCGACGGCCGCCGTCAGGTTGACCCCAGCGATCGGCGAGACGAAGGTGAGGATCGAGCTCGTGGCGGCGTTGCCCGACACGCCAGCCTTCGAGGCCTGGAGCGAAAGCGTCGCCGTGCCGCCCGCAATATCGACAGAGCCAAGGGTCTGAAACTCGACTCCGTTTCCACGCTGTAGGAGTGTCCCGGCCGGGATCGTGGTCCCGTTGTCTCCGGTCGCAGTCACCGCGCCGGTGGCGGAAACGCCGGTCAAACCGGTCACCGCGTACATCGCCGCCCAGCGCAACAACGCCGCTCCCGTGGCGGTATCGGGCAGGGCGTCGAGCGCGATCGCGACGAGTCCGCCGTACAGGCCGTGTGTGACCCCTGCCTGAGCTCGGACGACCACCTCCATCAGGGAGCGACGCAGGCGGGGATCGATCCCAGCTAGCCGAGAATCGACGTCTCCTCCGATGCGCGTGATCAGCTCGGTGACGGTCGGACGGTTAAGCGCCACTGGAAACGACGCCCCCAATGCGATCCCAGACAAAGGCGAATCGCTGGGTTCCGCCCTCCTCCCGGTCCATCTCGATGCCGATCGCGAGCTGCTCGATTCCGCGAATTTCAGTCTCTACGCGAATCGCGTTCGCCACCCCATCCTCCTTGAAGTGCTCGAGGGCCTCGATCGAGTACTCGCGGGCTCGGGTCAACGTCTCGTCCGTCAGCTTCGACCGCCGCAGCAGCCAGAGTCTCGAGCCGTAGCGATCGCCCTCTACGGTCGCGAAGGCGTCGCCCCAATAGCCTCGAGGATCGTCATCGCCGGCGGGAAGCTCGTCGTCCGGATTCGCACGTCGATCGGTAAAGAGACTCAGCAGAACTTCTGTTTCGAGGCCGCCGTCTTCGGCAAAACGAGATCCGTCCCGCTTGATGTCACCGCTCAGGCGGCTGCCTGAGAAATCGAGGCGAAAGTCCGCCATCTTTCGACCTCACGAATGTCTTGGATGTAGGCAGCTCGAATCTCATCGAGCGAGGCGCGGAATGCTCGCGAACGTATCGCGTGCTCTTTAGGTCTAGATTTTGATCACTATAAGACCGGGCCCGAGACGCCGGCGCCCGCCTCAACGCCCGAGTGTGTGTGCAATAGGAATGGCCTGTTTTCGATCGTGGTCGTTCCGATCACCTTCACCGTTCCGCCGTCAACAGTGACCCCACCGGTTGCCGTGAGTTTGATCACGCCGCCATTGACCGTGACCTCGGTCGCACCGCTGATCTTCACCTTCGGAGCATTGACATTGATTTCACCGCCGCTGTGAACCTCGATAATCTTTCCGCGCTTCAGGTGGATGAAATCGCCTTCATCGGAGTATTGAGCCGACTCGCCCGGCTGGAGATTCTTCTTCCGGTGGCGGCGATCATCGACGGTGATCGCGACGCCATGCGATCTGGAACCGCCGACGAAAGCGACGATCGCTTCGGATCCGGTCAACGGAACGCTGGTAAACCCGTAGTTCTGGAACCGCTCGATCTTGTCGAGAACCTCACGCGGGAGGCCCTTGAGTTGAAGGACCTGAAAGCCCTGATCATCGAGCACGGCCGTGACGATCGCGCGATTGACGATCAGTCGGATCTTACGCCGAATCGGATCGAGCCACCGACGGAGATCACGCTGCGTCAGAGCCATAAAACCTTCCTCACTCGGCCGGGAGTTCGGAAGTCGCGAGAAGCTCAAACGCCTCGGGCGGCGCAATCGAGAGCTCGGTCCGCCGTCCCGATTCGTCGAGGATCCAGGTGACCCCTGCAATCAGCATTTCGCGGGTGATCCCAAGCCAAGCATCGTCGACGTTGACCCGTTGATTCGGGAGCCAGAGTCCGCCGGGATGGGCCCAGTCCTGCACGACCAGCATCGCCCGCAAGGCATTTCCCTTCCGGTTGGACGCTTCCCACTTCGCTCGGTCCCGGTAGCTGCCAACGCCTCCAGGCTCTTCGGCCAGGATGTCAAGCGGACGAAATCGCTTGACCGCGAGATCCTTCGCCTCCGCAGAGACCCGAGTCTGCGGATCGTCTCCGTCGGAGTCGGTGCTCCGGCGCTGGCCCATTACCGTGTAGGTTTTGAACCGTTCGCGATCCGAGAACGAACCTCGTGCGCTCAGAATCCGATCGCCCTTGCGGAGCTCGACGCCGGCCCGAGCGGGCCCGACCCGCGTCAAGACGAGGTCGCCAGCTCCGTTGTCGGTCACCAGGATCGCCCGGTGTCCCGCGGCGCGAACGATCGCACCGTGAACCGTCTCCGCCGGCTCCAGTTGGAACGTCGAAAAAGGCAGTCCCGTGGAGATCTCCGCGCGGACCTTGATCCCGAAGGGCTTCGTCAACTCGGCCGCAATCTGCTCGAGCGTTCGCTCCAGCCACAATCCTGGCTCATGGGTCGCGGAGCAGTCCACCAGGTCGGCTGTTTTCGATCGACCACTAACGCGGATCGTGTGCGTGTTGGCGTCGTAGCCGGGATCAATCTTGTCGATGTATCCCGTAATGAGTGCGACGTCTCCGATCCGGACGACGGCCAAGTCGCCCATGCGGATCGGCCGGCCCAGCGGATCATCCGGAGACTTCTCAGAAGCGGTGAACGAGAACGAGCCCGCGGCAGCCTCGATCGATTGTGAGACCGAGACGCGGATCCAGCCTCCGAAACGCTCGCCACCGGTTTCGAGGCTGATCTCTCCGGTCATTCGGTGAGGACCTCGAGATCGCTCTGAGCCCGAATAAAGCCGGGATTGCGGATCTTGTTGCGCGCCACGATCTCTGCGTCGCGCGACGGGTCGTCATACAACCGAGACGCGATCACCAGAGCCGGAAGCGTCGCGGGAACCCGGAAGGTTCGAAGCGATGGGAGTCGCGCGCCCCGGGCGTCGAGGTCCTGGACGGTCTTCGCGCGCAGCTCCTGGAGCTCGGTGAAAACATCGTCCTCGCCGGCGTCGCCGGCCAGCAGGATCTGCGCGTCCAGGTCAACATCGACCTGATCGCGCAACGCAGTCGCATCGTCCGAGCTCACGAGCGTGATCCGGGTGGCCACCCGGGCCATCTCGACGACCGCCGTCCTACGATTGAGCGCCTGGAGCGCGGCCTGGTTCTGGGCTTCCCGCGTCCGATTTACCGTACCGGTGGGGACCGCCGGCGCCGTATCTAGGATCACCGCGAGGGTGCGGAGCTCGTCCAGCGTGGACCTGGCCGGGGCTTTCAAACCGACGTAAGCCCGATAGACGCCTGTCAAATCCGAGGCCAGCGTCGAAGGTGTCTTCACGCGCGTGCTCAGATCGGAATCGAGCGCCAGGTTATCGCGGAGCTGGTCATCCTTCTCGTCGCTGTCAGCATCCGCTCGCCGGATCGCGGCGTCGACGCCCTTCACGATCAGACTCGAGAGTGACGCAGCGGCGTCGATAACGAACATCGGCTGAAGGATGGGCATCTTGAAAAGTTCGGTGAATTGCTTCGAGAGGGCCACGATCCCGGTGTCAGACTGATCGAGCACCACCTGGCGGGTGTCGACCGTCGCGGCCGGGAACTGGTTTTTTCCAGCCTTGACGAACGTCAAGCTGAGGCGGGAAATCCGGCCTTCGCCGGTGATGGAATCAAGGACTTTGATATCGAGACAGTGCGCCTGGATCCCCGCGTGACTCGGCAGAACGAGAGTCTTCGAACCCTTTAGCTCGAGCTCATCGATCAATCGATCGCGCTGCTCGAAGACATCGTCACCGATCAGGTGCGCGGTGACCTGGAAGGTTCGAACCTTTTTGCCAAGCTCCTCGGGAAAATAATCGTCGCGTTCGGCATATTCATGGATCTGGACACGCTTGCCGCCGCCAAGCGCATCCTGGTCCACCCAGAACGGAACTACGCCATAGGATGCCGGTCGCAACTGCTGTCTGAAACCCACGGACTAAATCCCTGACATAACCGGTCCTGAGTCCACAGCGATCTCGGCGTCGCCCTCTGCAGAAAGCTGTGTGACGCGCACAGGAACCTCGGATTCGATTTTGATGACAGCGGCGACCTTGCCGTTGACCTCGGCCTGCACGGGCGGAGGCGCGGGCAGTGACCCACCTCCAGCCGTTGCACCGGCGAGCTGCACCCCGATCGGCCCGAGACCGAGAGATCCGGCTAGGAAGTCTGGGATCACAGAGCGGATCGACTCAAACCCCGAGAGAATTCCACTCCACAGGTTTTCGAAGAAGATCGCGACCGGCTCAAACGCCGAGAGAATCCCACTCCACAGCTTCTTGAAGAAGCCCGATATAGGCTTCCATTTCGCGATCACCAGTGAGACAATTCCTGCGAGCGCGGTGACCGCCAGGATCACGAGCCCGATGGGGTTCGCGAACAGCGCGGCTCCAAAGGCCAGGATCACGGGGATGGCTGCCGCGATCGCTGAAGCCAGCTGAAAGGCGATAACGCCTGCCAACACGATCGCGATCGTGCGCAGTCCGCCGAACGCGCTGACGATGGACTTCACCGTCCCAATGAACTTCGGAATGAACTCGATCATGGACAGAATTACGTTGCCGACTCCCCTGAGACCTTTATCTACGAGCTCTCGGTTTGCCTTGAGCCAGGTCGTTGTCCGATCGGCCAAGTCCGTGAGACGCGGCAGAAGCTGCGTGGTGAAGGTGGCGCCAATTCCGCTTACGACGGCTTTGAGATTGGTCATCGCGTCCGTGAACTCTTCGCTGCTCTCGGCGCCTTCCTGGGTGATGGATCCACCGAGCTCGCGAAACTCCTGACGAAGCTCTTGTACGCCATCGCGACCCAGCGCAAGCACGTTGATGAGGTCGACACCCGTTCGCCCGAAGGCCGCCGATGCGAGGGCAGCCTTCGCGGTGGGATCCTCCAGCGAAGTGATAGCGTCCACCATCAGGTTGAACGCTTCTTCGTTCGATGTCACCGCCTTCAGCTGTTTAAGCAGGACCGGATTGCCCTTTTTCAGAAACGTGATGAGCTGCCCGGTACCTGCCTTTGCCTCGCCAATGCGCTTGGACATCCCAGCGAGAGCTTTGTCGAACTTCTCGATCCCAACGCCCGAGCGGTCGGCCGCGAACCGCAGTTCTTGAAGCGTCTCGACGCCAAGACCGAGCTTGCGAGCGGTCTTCGCCAGCAGGTCACCTCTCGCGGCGAAACGTTTGATCGCTATTCCCAAGGCGACTGCGGCACCCGTCGCGGCGATACCCACGCGACGCATGGTCCGCCCCAGGCGCCGAAACCGGTCGCCAATCTTCCCGAAATTCGCCGCACGCGCCAGCGACCGGAAGGAAAGACGTAGCTTCGCGATTGGCGCTCGCAACCGGCCGAGGCTGTCGTTGATTTTGCGGACGTTGCGTGTGGCCTTGTCGACGGCCGAGACGACGATCTCGATCTTCTTCTTGCCCACTATTCGCACTCCAATCGGCTGCGTGCAGCGTTATCAAGAAGTCAACGTACACGGAGTCGTCGCGCAATATCCTTCTCGATTTGCAAATGGATCCGTCGAAGCTGGGCGACCCACATTGCGATTTCGTCCAGCTCAAGATCCCAAAGTACTGCTGGACTCCAGTGGAACGCGTAGGCGAGATCACCGAGGGCATCTCGCCATCGCCGCGGCAACCTGATCCTCAGTCCGATCCGCTTTCCGAAAAAAAACCTGCGACAATCTCTGCGGCCGCCTCGAAGTCCTCCACCGCGAGTTCGTCGATGGCATCTTCGCTGACGTCGCATAGCGACGCGATCAACCGGATCCCCTGGGTTACCGCTCCAGGAGCCGCATCGATCACCTTCAGATGTCGCGCCCGCGGTTTGGCGAACTCCAGCGTCTCGATCGTACGACCGGCGTCGTGAATCGCATCGGTGAGTTTCAGCGTGCGGACAATGTTTCGAGATACGTCACTCAAGGCCGAACCTCCTCAGCACCCAGGCCCTCGAAGCGCACCGCGATCTCCGACTCTTCGGTGTCGACGGTCCCCTCGCCAGCGAACCAGCCGTTTCGGAGCTCGATCACCTTCCCGTTGCGGAGATGGAGCGTGCAGGTCCCGTCGGTGAAGTTGAGAAGGTCGTCGAGAACGACGCTCCTGCCGTCGGTCACCGCTCCCTCCATGAACGGCACCTGCGGCTTTTCCGTGTATCCGTGAACGCTTTCGGCCCCGACGATCGCGTCGCGCTTGGGTCGGCCGAGGTTGTAGATCCAATTGCCTTTCATTCGGAGAGTCTTTCCGTTCAACTGAAACGAAAGAACGCCGGCGACGTGTTCGGCGGGCATAAGATGCCTCCCGTGATGCGCTCGAGGTTGTGGATGGGACTCGCGGTTACGGTCGGCTACTCGCGGTGGTGGGCGGCTAATCGCGGTTGCGGATGGCTACTCGCGGAACTGGACCTTCCCGGCGATGACGCGGGCCTGACCCGTCAGCCTCGGTGCGAGGACGCCGTTGAGCCGGTTCGGATCGGCCGCGCCGATCTCGAACTTCGTGTTGTCGGCAAAGAAGCGCGGATCCTGGACGATCCCGAGAGCCTCGAGTTCGCCGTAATGCGCGATGCTCTCGGTCTTGGCACCCATTGGCGTAAGGATGTCTTGGCCCCCGTCGAAGACCCCTGAGATCTCTTCCGCCAGTTTGTGACGGGGGAACCGAAGCCTCATCCGCTTGGCCCAAGAGAATCGATAGAACCCCAGCTGCAGCACGTCGTTGACGTCGCGGAACGCGGTATCGGCGAATCCCGAATCGTTTTTCGTTCGGGTCGTGACGAGCCGGTTGATCTGAATCGCACCACCGGGCCCGGTGACGAGCGTCGAGATCCCGTCCTCGAGCAACAGGTTGCGCTCCTGGATCGTGAACCGATCGATCTCGGCCGGTGCCAGGCCCGAGAGCCTGAGTGTTTGGAAGGGGCGCGCGGGATCGCTCGCACCGAAGAAGGCGACGAGTCCCGCGGCCTGGGCGGCGCGCTCCGCCGGAATCCCGGGGAACGAATCGAGCCCGAGAATCGAAACGAACTGAGAGTTTCGCGCGTTGCCCAAGGTCTGGAGAGCGCCGATGGTGTCCTGTTCTGCCGCGATCGCGACCCCGTCGTTCGCGCGCAGGGGCCCCCACCGATCCAGGAGCTCGGTTTCGATATCCGTCAGGCTCGTGGTGTCGACGTACGGGAAGGCGATCACGTTGTACTGGGTCTCGCCCATGGCGGCGATCGCCGCGGTGAGTGTCGGATTCCCGCTGCCGCCCGCCATGAGGCCGCCAGTCACAGCGATGCCTGCTGGGAGGGCTTCGCCAGGGTTGTGGTTGACGCGCAGATCAATCTTGTTCCCGACCTCGCCCTTGTTTCGCGCGGTGAAAGTCACTGTAGCGATCGCGGATGTCGCAGTGATCGCAAGACCTTCGGCCGCGTTGATGGCGTCAACGACTGCGGTGGCGATGATCGTCCCGGTGTCGCCATTCGCGACGGCTGCCCTAAGCCTGTCGCCTCCGATATACAAAAAGATCGTCCCGGCCCCAGTCGCTGTGCCCACAAACGTGAAAGTTCCTGTCGCCAAGACGCCGGCGACGAGATCGTCGAGTGGGATCACGTCGAGCTCAGTGAACAGGTTTCGGCCGCGGAATTTCTGTACCATACGCGCAGCCATCGAGCCCTCGCCGAATAGCGAATTGGCGTCCTCAGCATTCGGAACACCCACAGGAACGTCTGCCGCCGCCGAACCCGCGGTCGTCTTTTGTGCCAGGATCAGGGCCCGGTATTTCTGCACTGCAGGTCCGGAGCTCGCCTTCGACTCGTCGATTTCGGCGAAGACACCGGGGACGAGGAGCGAGACCGGAATCAAATTGAAGTCGATCTCCATCGATTACTCCTTCCCCGAGTCCGAACGGGATCGGCCACGTCCACGCGCGGCCGGCTGCTCAATCTCGACGTCTCCATCTTTGACACGCTTGAACCAGTATGAGGACTGGACCGCCGATTGACCCGCTTCTGGAAGCGGACGGTTCGTCATCGGGTCGAGCACCCGAAGGCAATCCGACTCCTTGAGTCCGAACGCGAGGGCCTCTGCCGGCTTCAGCTTTCGCGGTCGAAGGTGCAGACGCTCCATCGCGTTTCTCCTGGTGGGTGATCAGCTCGTGGGGAGCGTGACGATGACCTGCTCCTCGATCTGGCCAGCCGTCTCGGATTCGATATCGATATCCGCATCGATGCCCTTGGCGTCGGGCAGACTGCGATCGCCGTATTCGAACTCGTACGTCACGTCGAATCCGATCACGAGCGACACGATCACGTCATCGCCTTCGGACGACACGCCGACGATCGTCTCCCGATACTCCGTGAACCAGGCGACGCCGCCCTGTGTCTCGTCTTCGAGGACGGAGAACGTCACCTGTTCGGCGAAGTCGTCGAGCAGGTCCTGGGCCGCGGAGGCAGACGCAGCATCCACCTGGATCTCGACACGAAGATCGACGATGCGCTTCTCGATGCGGGGCCCTTCGCCAACGAGATCCTCGACGCGTTCGCGGCCCGTGTAGACCTCGATGCTCGGGAGCTTCGAGACCCCGACCGGGATCACCCGGCCCACGCCGACGCGGGGCGCAATGCGTTGGTTGGCGTTCAGTGCATCGCCGACGAAGTTCCGAATTTTCCGGCGCGGGTGCATCAGGGCTCCTTGCGGTGGAGGTGCAGGTCCACCCAGTCGGCGCCGACCCGCTCGACGTCGACGACCCGGTAGTCGACGCCTCGCACGGTCACCTCATCGGCTTCGTCGCCGGCGTCGGGATCGAACTCGAGGTCGGAGAGACGAACGGAGAGAACGATCCGATTCGTTCGAACCAGGACGCTGGTCTCGGCATCGACCTCGACGCTCGTGGGGCTGAACACGCCGCGGATCGACCGGGCTGTACCTCCAAACGACGTGTAAGTGACGGGCTCAGCAAGCGCGCTGTCGCGGATCTTCTGATCGAGGCGGGCCTCGACATCCGTCCAGTCGGGCACAGGCTTCAGCGAGGATTAGATGCGTCGTGCGATTTGCAGCACGCGCGGCCGGGTGCAGATCGGAAGCGGATTCGACTGCACGTGCAGCTTCACCCAGCGCTGGAAATCCTGGTCGATCGCCTGCTTCGCGTACCGAGGCAGTCCGATTGAATTCGCGGCTTCCATGAAGTCGGCCGGCGCGAACGGATTGCTGAAGAGCCCCGGCGCCCCGACGGGGAAGAAGATTGCCTTGTCGTCGGGAATGAAGGCGACGCCTCCCACCTTGCCGCGGTACTCCTCGAACATGATCCCGGCGTAGGGAAACCCTCGCCGCGCGAGGCCGATCCGCAACCAATCACCTTGCTGACCGGACGTGCCTCCGACACCCGATGATCCGGCGGCTGTGATGATCTCGGCATTCGTGTTCGCCCATCGGATGTAGGCGGTGCTGACCTCGGAGTTTGCCACCAGGTCGTCGAAGAAAGCCGAAGAGCAAAACGCATGGATGTGATCGAAGAGCAGCGCGCCGAGCTCATCCTCCGTCTCTCGGATGATCGCGTGGCACTTCTTTCGAATCTCACCGTCAGCCGCTACGGCGAAGTCGAAATTCTTCTCGGTGATCTGCGTGACGCCGAACTCAAAGAATAGATCGAAGATCACGGTCGCCCCGTCCGAGTCGAGAATCTGGCCTTTGAGTGCGCCGATGCGCAAGTGCTCGAGGGTCGCGTCCAGCTTCGAGGTCACCTCCTCAAGCCGCTGATTCACCACGGTCTGCACGGCCTGGAGAGCGTTCTCCTGGCCGAACTCACGAACGTCCTGGACCTCGCTCGCCAGAACCGTGTCCTCGAGCGCCAGGTGCGGGATCACGAGCGATCGGGCCTTACGCTTGTTCACGGCATTCTGGACCGCCGGCTCACCGCGTCGGGTTACCGGGATCAGAATCAGGGATCCTTCTCGCTCCTCGATCATCATCGTGGTCGTCGGAATCCCGAATTCGCGAAAGATGCCCAGACTTCCGGCACGCCCGGGCACGAACGGCATCTTGTTGACGGCATCCGTGAGGGTGATCGTCGAGAACGCATTCCCTGAGAAGACATCGAGCACAGGCATGATTGGGCTCCTATCGCGCGACGAAAACTCGCCTTGCGATCCTGTTGAAACGAAAGGTTGTTAGGTGGTCGTTATCGAGCGATAACGAAGTTCACGGCGAGATCGGCGACGGCCTTGTCCTTGTCGCCCTGGATCATGGCCGCTTTGAACACGAGCTCGCTGAGGTTGACCTCGGCGAGCCGAGAGACAAGCACCCCGCCCTTATCGGCGAGCGTGGCGTCGACTGCATCGAAGAGAACGCCGGCGGCGATCTCGCGACCGTCGGCCCCGGCCGGGTTGTGTTCCACGACCTTCCCGCTGCCCGCCGCGACAATGATGTCGAAGGCATCGCCCGCAGCGAAGTCGACGGCGCCATCCGCCAGCGTGAAGCTCAGGCCCGCTTCGCTGAAGGCGGACGCAACGTCGCCCTGTCCGATGTTGATGCCATCCGGATCGTCGACGATGAACGCGCCCGCGGCCGCGACGGCTTGAATCACCGTGAGCCGATAGGTACCCGGCTTCGAGTCGGTCCCGACGGTGATCGCTCCCATGGCGCCGTTGCCCGTGTTGCCGGCATCGGCGACGGCGGACGCGGTGCCCTTCGTCACCTTGCCGACCACCGCAGCGGCGACGAGGTTCTCTCCGGATAGGACCGTCACCTTCTCGCGCGACAGGGATCCCGGAGCCTCGGAAACGATGAACTCGCCAGCGTGGGTGGTTTCGACTTTCTCGGCCATGACTAGCCTCCGTTCAAGCGGCGGCGCGTGCACGCGCCGGGGCATCAGAATTATCAGTGAATCGGGGTGTGTTGAGTCAGCTTGCCGGGCTGATCTGCCGGCGCGCGTAGACTTCTGCCGTGTTGATCACGGGCTCCTGGTCGGAGCCATTCCCGGCGCCGTGCTGGCCGTGCACTTCCGTCCGGTCACTGGTGGCGCGCTCGTCGAGGATTTTCTTCCCGACCTGCTCGGGCGTGAGATCGCTGTCCAGGAACTCACCGAACCGTTCCGGGCAGTGGGAGAGGTCGCAGTGGAGCCGGATCGCGGCGGCGCGCGCCGCGGATTCCTTCTCGGCTTCGGCGGCGCCTTCCTTCCGCGCCTCGGCGCGAGCAGCATCGAGGTCCAGGACGCCGGCCCCTGCCTTCGGCTGTTCCGCAGCTTCCACCTTCGAATCGGTTTTCGCCGTCTTCTTCGGGTCGGCCATCTCTTGCTCCTTTATTTCGGACGCGCGGGCTCGCGGCCTGCTGGTCGCGATTGAAATTTGGAACGCTTCAAAAACCTCTTCGATGTTCTCCACCTGGTCTGCAAGCAGAGGCACGCCCGCGGGCCCAAAAAAGATGCCCGCCTCGGTATCTCGGATGAGTTCCGTCGATAGATCTCGGTTGCGGGCGACTGTCTCTACGAACAGCGTCCGAAGACGGTCGACCTCCTCTTGAAGCAACTGCCGAGCCGTATCGCTGAGCGGTTCCGAGTCGATGAAGTCGGCTTTTCGCTCACCAGAAAAGATCGGCGTGAACTTGACGCCGGCGGCCTCGTCTGCTTTGGAGAATTCGACGTGCACGGCGATTACACCGATGCTCCCGATCCCTCCTGTCCGGGTGACAGAGATCCGCTCGGCGCCGCTCGCGATCGCGTAGGCCGCGGAAAATGCGTCGTCGTTCGCGATCGCCCAGATCGGCTTCTCCTCTCTCGCTTCGAAAATGAAGTCCGCCAGATCGAACAGCCCGTGGACCTCGCCGCCAGGGCTATCGATGTCGAGCAGAATTCCCCGCACGTTCGCAGAGGCGATCGCCGATTCGATTTGTTTCCGAATCCGCAGGTAAGTGCGCGGCCGAAGCATCGATCGGTGAATCTGGATCCAGGCGATGCCATCGCGCGTCTGGAAATCCTCGGGCTCGGGTTCCTCGAAGAAAAAGAAAAACGCCTCCGGCGTGACGAGCTCGTGATCGGTCCGAATCAGCGCCAGCAATGCGTCGAGACGTGATTTGTCGATCAATAGCGGCTGGTTATAGAGCCGCATCGCGAGCTTGAAGAGCGCTTCAGGCTGCGGCTTGTCCAACTTCTTCGGCACTGCCCGCCTCCCCCGGTTCGGCCGGATCGGTCACAGCGGCCGCGCGCGCCGCGCCGTCCGCATCGGTGCCAGGATCGGTGTCGAAGACGAGGCCGAGTTCCTTGGCCCGCTTCTTCTCGGCCGCAAGCTGGCGGTCTAGCTCTTCGACGTCGCGTCCGAGCTTTGCTGCCTCGATCGACCGACTCGAAAGGCCCGCCCGAATCCGGCGAACAGCCGCCCGAATGTCTTTCTCGGGCTCCACGTACTCCCAGCCCGGAGGTTGCCAATGCGCCCGCAGGAGCTGGAACATCCGCGGCCGTTCCGCTTCTGGAATCTTGATCTCGCCTGAGAGCACCGCCGTCTCGAACCAGCGTCTCCAAACCGGCCGGCAGAGCTGGAAGATCAGTACCTGGCACTGGATCTGATCCATCTGCCGGCGGAATTCGATCAAGCCCGCTCGAATCGAGCTGAAGTTCACACCGCTCAGATCACCCGAGATTTGCTCATAGGTGACGCCCGCGCCGGACGCGATCTCGCGGAGCTTGGTCCGGATGAAGGCCTCGTAATCGGTGCTGTCTTTCGGCGGCTGCCCGTAGCTCATCTTGTGGCCAGGCGGCAAGAGGACGTGTGCCGCAGGTGCCGCCGTGGTGATCGGGACCTCGTCCTCATCCTCGCCGACGTCGGCGATCGCATCGAGCACGCTCGCTGCGTCTTCGGCGGGAACCTCCTCGAAGGTGGCGTAGAGGTTGTGAATCTTGACTTTGAGTACGTGCGCATCGTCCACTTCGCGGATCTCGTGGAGCATCGCGAGCACGGTCGAGAGTCCCGGCACGCCTCGAACCTGTCCCGCGCGCAACACGTGGAAAACGTGAACGACCTGGTCGGCCGGAATCCGGACCGATCGGCTGTCGGTCCGAAAGCGAATCATCTCACCGGGATGGTCGCGAAACAGCCAATAGGCCACGCGGCGCCCGATCATGTCGAACTCAATCCCAGCCTTGATGACACCACCGTTTGGCAACGATTGATTCTTGGTGTGATCCAGCATCTCGGCTTCGAGAGCCTGAAGCTGGAGGGGCACCGCGAGTCCATCTCCGGGCCGGCGTGGCCGGAACCTGAGTAGCCCGTCTCCGCCTTCGAAGGCTCCACGCGCCGTAAGCGCCTGAAGTCCATAGAAACTCGACGTGCCGTCGACGTCGCAATCGTCGACCCACTGCGCCCACGCGCTCAGAATCTCGCGCCGAAAAGTCTCGTCGTCCGTGTCGGGCTTGGGCCGAATTCCATCGCCCACGAGACTGACGACGCGGGTTTCGCTTGCGGATGCTGCCCAGGCATTCCGCCGAAACTCATCGCGGCTTCGCGCTCGCAGCGTGCTGAGCTCTCCTGAGAGCAGCGCATTGAGGCTCTGACTGGTGGGCTTCCAATGGGTCGCTCGCTTGGCTTGGCTCGAGGCATCCCAGCCTGAGGCGACAATCGGCTTTCCGCTGGCGTCGTAGAGAAGCACCCGTCCGCGGCGTGCCACGCTACCACCCCGGCCGCGTGACGATCCGTCGCTGTCGGGCAACGGTCGGAGGCGTCAGCTCTCCCTTCACCAGGGCACGCGCCGCCTTCAATTCCTGGATGGTTCGATAGGTGATTCGGCGGCCATCGGAGTGCTGGATCGTGAGCTCGCCGCTCGCGAGTGCCGCTTCGATGGCGTCGAGATCCGTTTGCGTCCAGGCCATCGATTCCCCTCACAGGCGCGCACTCTCCCACCGACGACGGCTTTTCCGCCGCTTCGGCTTCTTCGGTTCAGTCGTGGTCGATGGGGTCGACTTCGGATCTGCGGCCTGGTTCTCCAGCCCGATCTTTTTTGCTTCGCGCTCAAGATCGAGCCCCATTCGGCAGAGCCCATAGAACGCCGCGTCCGCATAATTCGATGTGTCGAGCGCCTCATTGCGACGGCCCTCGGAGCGAAGCTCCCAGACGCGCTTCTCGAAGCCGCGGGCATCCACTCGCGGAGCGACTTTCTCCGATGTGAGCTGATCGAAATACTCTTGATCAAGCTCCTTGCCAGAAGCGACCGAGAGTGGGAAGTGCAGATACCCGGGCCCGGCCTCTAGCATCTTCTGGAGGCTCGTGTAAAGAGCCTCCTTCGCGGGATCGACCCGGACCGTATAGAGCGGGATCTTTCCCTTGTTGGAGCGGTTGGGCCTGGTGACCCAAATATCCCCAGTGGTCCCACCCTGGCCTTTGAGGGCGAAAACGTAGGCCAGCCGGCCATCCGCGGTCTGAATCCGTGCCCGTGGCCGGCAGAAGTCGTAGGCTCGAAGCGTGTGATGGCCCGTGTCGACGCCGGTTGCACGGATGTAGTCCAATCCCCCGCGTTCCATCGCGATCGGCCGGCACAGGAGATCCCAGAGCGCCACCCAAGGCGCGTTGGTCGAGGGATCGCCGTCGAGGACGTGATATTCCAGCACCCACCGCTCATCCTCGAGCCCGTAGCCCTTGATCTGCACCTCGATCCGGTCGTCCTGGATATCGACGCCGGCCGTGATCACGACCACGCCGTTGGGAACGACCACCGCGCCATCGCGCTCTGGATACGATTCACGGCGCTTCGCCAAATCGTGGCGCACCGTCTCGTAACGTTCCTTCCATTCCTCCGCGAGCACGGTGTTGACGAAGGCTTTCAGCATCAGCGGACGCCGTCGAGTCTTCAGCCATTTTTGCGCCAGCTTCGGAAGCGAGAGGTTCGACCACGGCGCATAGAGCGCATTCAGGTGAAAGCCCGCGGTCCCATCGAACCGCTCCGAAGCCATCCATTCGCCAAGCCGAACGGCCTCGTGGCGTTCCGCCTCGGACCACGGCTTGTCACACGCCTCGCAGTGATACCGCGCGGTCTCTGGCTTGTGGTTCCCCTTCGCGTCCTTATCCCACTTGACCTGCTTCCATCGGAGCGTCTGTGTGGCGCCACACTTGGGACACGGGACGAAGTAGCTTCGCTGATCGCTGTCCTCGTAGGCCTTCGAGATGCGGCATGAACCCTCGTCGGTCGGCGACGAACTCATCGCAATTTTCCGATTCGGAAACGTCGTTGTCCGCGCTTCGGCAATCTCTACCGGGTCGCCCTCCGCGCCCGCGCTCGCCGGGAACCTCGAGACCTCATCAAACAGCAGCACCCGGACGTAGTCGCCCGCGAGTCCCGCCGGCGAATTGGCGCCGGCCAGCGTCAGGCTGCCACCGGGAAACTCCTTCTGGAGGATCGTATTCTGGCTATCGCGCGCGCGCGGATCCTTGACCTTGGCGCGAAGGCACGGCGTGTCCCGGATCATCGGCGCCAGCCGCTTCTTCGACACCTTCTTGGCGTCGAATTCCCGGGGCTCGACGATCAGAATATGGGCAGGGTCCTGGTCGATGAAGTAGCCCACCGGATTCAGGACCGCGCTCTCGGTCTTCGAGAGCTGCGCGCCGAACTTGCAGACCACCCGCTCTACCAGCGGATCGGTGAAACAGTCCATCACCTCGCGCATGTACGGAACGCGCGACGTCCGCCAGGGCCCCGCCTCGGCGGCACCCCGACTCACGATTCGGTTCTGATCGGCCCACTCGCTGAGCGTGAGACTAGGCGGGGGCCGGAGGATCCGGAATGACAGCCTTGCGATCGGCTCGAGAGCCGGTGATCCCCTGAGAGACAGTTTCGAAGTCGATACGCGTTTCCGAGATCTCCTTGAGGACCTCTTGGCAGCAGCCGAGGATGATCCGCTCGACTTGCGGGACCGTTTTCGCGTCATGGGCTTTCGGGGCCGCGCGGCTCGGCAGGGTCAAAATGCCCTGTCGCACCCGCGAAAGTATCGAGGTCAGGAATTTTTCGATCTGAACGGTTGGGACGAGTTCACCCCGGCGCTCGCATTCGTCGAGCTCCGCAAGACCTGCCCGCGCTCGGGTCAACCGAGTTCGCTGGTCTTCGAGGACGGTGATTTTTCCCGGCTGGCGAGTGTCGATCTCTTCCCGTAGATGGCCGATGTAGCCTCGCACCGACTCGACAAAATCATACCGACCTCTCGAAGCCTTCGGGATGATCCCCTCGGACGCGAGTTGCTGAACTCGCCGCTCCGTCAAATTCAGAATCCGAGCGATCACCCGGACTGACTGTAGATTACCGGTCACCATTCAGGCCGCGATCGGCATGAGCTGGAGCTCGTCGAAGAGCTTCCCGCCGCCTTCCCGCTTGGCCACTTCGCCGGTGTAGGCCTGCCAGCGGCGCACGATTACGTCGACATAGATCGGATCGATTTCAGCAAGTCGCGCGATCCGGCCCTCTCGGTGGCACGCGATCAGCGTCGACCCGGAGCCCGCAAATGTATCCACGATCACGTCGCCATCGACCGAGCTATTCCCAATCAGATAGGCCACCAGGTCGACGGGCTTCATGGTCGGGTGCTCCTCGCTGCGTTTCGGACGCGCGAATTCGAGGATCGTCGATTCCGACCGGCGCCCGTTCCACCGATGGCTTCCCCCGTCCTTCCAGCCGTAGAGAATCGACTCGTGCTGCCAGTGGTAGTCCGCGCGCCCCATCACGAAGCTGTCCTTTTTCCAGATCAAGCAGCTCGAGAGCTTGAAACCCGCGCCAATAAAGGCCCGCTGAAAGTTGAGACGCTCTGTCTCCGGGTGCGCAACGTAAATCCCCGCGCCGGGCTTCATGCACTGCGAGAGCACGCCAAGGCCGCGACGCAGAAAGTCGCGAAACGGCAGATCGGCGAGCTTGTCATTCGCGATCGCGGTCCGCGGATTCCCTCTGCCACCGCGATAATCGACGTTGTACGGCGGGTCGGTGAAGCACATCGCCGCCGGCTTCTTTCCCATCAGCACCGCGACGCTCGATGCAGAGCACGCATCGCCACACAGAACCCGGTGCGGACCCAGAATGAACAGGTCGCCTGTTTGGCTGCGCGCCGCCGGCGGGCTCGCCACCGGCTCGACGTCGTCGTCCTCCACCAGGCCGACGAACATCTGCGTTCCGAGCAGCTCGCGAAGTTCGGAGTCGTCAAAACCCGTCGCCGAAAGCGGCAGCTCCTCGGCGTCGAGATCTCCGAGCTCGAGCGCCAGAAGGTCTGGATCCCACCGGCCGCCCTCGCGCGACCGGTTATCCATCAACCGATAGGCCTTCAATTGCGCCGCCGAGAGGTCCTTGGCGACGTGAACCGGCGCGGACTTGAAGCCCAGTCGCTGCGCGGCCGCGTACCGCGCGTGACCGACCACGATCACCATCTTGTCGTCAACGACGATGGGCTGCCGCCAGCCAAAAGCGGTAAGGGAGTCGACGAGCTTCTCGACCACATCGTCGTTCACCCGGGGGTTCCGAGCATACGGCCGGATCTTCGACAGCTGGATGGTCTCGATCTTCAAGGCTACTGTCCAAAAGCGAAACGAAACAGCCCCATTAAATTCCCCTAAAACTAGACGAACCGTGCCCCTCTGCGTTACCCGCTCTGTGGAAATGGCCGGAAAGGACCCGCGCCGTCGAGCCGCTGGTCAGTGTGCCCCCGAAAGCCGGCGGCTAGATACTCGAATGCCGCTCAGCACGTTCGCCTTCACGCGGTCGAGGTCCATCGCGATGCCGCAGGCGGCCACGTATCGGCAAAGTCGCAGATACGGCATGACCCACCAGCGGAGCTTCACTCGAAAGTTGTATCGGATCGGCATCGGCACCTCGAGCCAGCCGTCGCAGAGCGATCCTCCGTTCGGCTAGTCTTCCCCGTATGGACTTCAATGTAACCCTGACCGACCGCGAGCGGGGGATCATCCTGGACGCCATCGTCGCCTGGGAAAACGAAGGCTGCTACAACTCGACGTTGAGAGACATCCGTGACGATGATTTCCACGGCCTTCTAACCAAACTCAAAGCCGACAAATCGGTCGATCGCGCGCTGGTGTATCCGAGCCACCGGCGACCCGATCACACCTCGAAGAGCCCTTCTCCGTGAAGCTCAAGTTCATCAAATCAGGCGAAAACGTCTCGGATGGCGACGCTTACGAGCCGACCAGCTGCTCGCAGTGCGGCGAGAACGTGCCGGCCGGGGGGCTGCTCCTCGTAGCGTCAACGCAGAAGAGGAAGGAAGCGTCAACGCGGACTCATCCGATGGCGAGCTTCCCGGGACTCGCATCGTCGTTACGCCGCTCAGCTTCCCTTCTCTCATCTCTGCACTATCGAAGCAGAAAATCAACCTGGCTCGATAGCTCCTTGATGAAACGATCTTGCGCGGCCTCTCCGATCTGGTTTAGCACGCGCTCGTCATCTAGGAACTGAGCGACCGACGTCGAGTAGAACTGATCTTGGCGACGCTTCGGGCCACCGATTGGAAGTCGGGCGGCTCCCCTTCGAGCGAACACGCCCACGTGCCCAGACTTCGTCATCGCGAGAAACGTGCCACGCAAAACTTTGCGCCCGCCTTGGCGCTTGATCTTCACGCTGACACCGCGAGCTGTCTGTCGGGCTCCATAGCGGCTCAATGGCACGGGCTGGCTTCGGATCGCGAGCTCAGCCTGTAGCGCGCCCTTGTGAACACGCCGCACTGCCAGAGCTTGGTTGACGCGCTTGGCCTTGATATTCAGCTCCGCGCGGACCTTGCGCGAGGCGTCGACTTTCACGCTGTTGATCGTTCGTTTCAATGAACGCGTGATCGCCTTTTCGGCGAGTTGGATCCCCAATCGATCGAGCGATCGGAGAACCGGATCGATGTCGAGCTTGACCTGAAGGCTCGGCATTGGTGACGCTCAGGCGACCCGGCGTCCGCGGTATTCACAGGCTGCGCAATGGACTTCGATGCGCGGCGGATTGCCCGGCTCGATTAGACCCGGGGTGCGATCGAAAAGCTCCTCGCCGCAGTTCGGGCAGGCAATTTCGTTGTGCTTGGGTTTGCGCGATTCCGGATCGCGCCAATGTGCATAGCGACTGTCGTTCCATTCGTTGAGCGTTGGGAGGTCTCGGCTCGGCCTCTTGGGCCCAGGAGCCTGATTAGGGCGGGCCGGCCTGGGATCATCCGCCATCTTCTTTCGCGCCGACTTCTTCGCACTCTTCGGCGCCGAAGACTTCTTGGCCGAATTGTTCTTCCCGCTCGCTTCCTTTTTCGCCAACTCGGTTTCCTCCGCGCTTATGAACACGGTTCTTCTTCGCGAGAAACTTCCTATGGCAACGTGCCCATATTCAGAATTCCTATGTCGAAGCGACTCGCCGCTCGGGCGGCGTAAGCTCTCGCTGCCGGAGTTTGCGTACCCCCGGGCAACCGATACAGCTCTCACGTAGACGTGCAGCGGAAAAAGCCGCGACCCGTTTGGAGCGGGAAAGTGCCGCCGCCCGCCAGAGCGGTTCGGTAGGCGCATGTTCTGCCCGATCGTGATTGCCGGTGCAGGCCTTCACTGAAAGCCAAGCAGAAAGCGGCGGGCAGCGGTAGAGCACGATCGCGCGTCGTTGGGATCCCAAGCGGTACACTCTCCATTGTAAAAAAGGAAAGTTGCGAGGGTGATCACGCGCTGCTGATCGGTTTTATGCAAGTGGAATGACCGTTCGGTGATTGCGCGCTTGAAATGGCTGCGCCGCCCCAGGACCACACCAGGGCGGCGCAATCGCGTTCACAAGGGGGGGATGACGGTCTGAGCCTTCACGTCTCAGACCTGGCGAATATGGGCAGTTTGCTGTGGTTCGTCAACAAGCTTTTTCAAATCGAGCAAATTAATTTCCGCAATACTCGCCTACTTCCCGAATAATCGCCTAAATCCCGATTTTGCAACGTGGAATTCGGCCGGGTCGGAGCCGTGAAGAATGGGGAGTCGCTCTGAAACGGAATAAAGTTGACTCCGTGGCCAAGCGTTCACTCCGTACAAGATATTCCGCCGCAGCCGACGCGATTGGTGATCTCGAAATTACCATTGCCGCGTGCCAAAAAAAGCTGAGCGAGTCGAAGGCCTTCCTGGAGCTGCAACGTCTTCAAACCCAATATGCGGTTGCGGAAGAAACGCTGAGGAAGAAGTTGGGATACGTGAAGGGAGAGATCGCAGAGGAAGAGTCTTCGGTGGTTGGTAAGCGTTTCCGGGTGACCTTGTCGAAGTCGGCCAACAGCACGACCGTCATCAACAAGAAGGGTCTGCTGAAATGGATCGAGGAGAATTTCTCGAAGACTCAATTGATGGATTTCATCGAGTTCGGAACCGCGAAGCTGCGGAGTTACTTGCCAAAGAACGTCTTTGACACCTTCACGAAGACCGAACGAACCGGAAACCGCAAGCTAGTAGTGAAACCTTTCAAATCGTTGGGCTGACCGCTTCAGGGCTCAGCTGATGGGCGCTGAAATGACGCACCCGCTCATCAACGGACCGGACGACGCGATGCGCCTAGCCTGGCGCCTACGCGAGAAACAAGAGTCCCCCACCGGCTGCAATCCATTCCTAATGAAGGGCCGCGTGGCCGCCGAAAACTGCACGGGCTGCGGCCACAGTCGTCGCCACGAAGTTCGTGCAAAACGAGACGGCATCTCGATCGATCGTTGTAGGCGCTGTGGTGCAGTTTGGTCATTCCACATTGAATGTGCCTTGCCCAACTCGGGGCAGGTTTCGGGTCGGCCGCATGCGTTCGACCGCCGGCTCGTCGAATTGGCCGACCTCCAGTGCGCGATCGACGAGGTGCCAGAGGACGACAGGCGCCTGTATAAACTCTATCTGATGACAGATCGCAGTTATGGGGACGTCGCCACGTTCGCTACGGAGCTCGCTCTCGACGATCCACAGCGATGGACGATGCCACCTCGCGGTTTTACACTCAACCGGATCCGCGGCGCGGTGGGTCGCGCCAGGGACCTATTGCGCGCGGCCCTCGCCGCGCGCGGCTTAATGGCCCGCAGTCTGCCGGTGTTAATGCTGGACGGTGGTCGTGAAACCATCGATGCTCTCGAGCCTTTACCCATCGAGGTGGTCGTACCGGCCGATCCGGCAACTTGGTTCGAATTGCTGCAGGACTTCGCGATCCGCCCCGAAGCCATGCGGGACTGCGCGTCGGGATCGGGATTTACACAGCTGTCACGAGCCACTACACGCGAACTGGGTATGGTCTATCGCCAGGTACCGCTACGGAGAGATCGCCCGTGAGCAACTCTCCTGACCCGTATGACTTGGTCGGCGCAGCGCACGAGGCGGCTGAACTTCTGGAGCAGCTCGCTGATCAACATCGCGATTTGATTGGGCCCACCCATGCTCGCCTGGTCGAGGCGATCGCTCTGGCCGCGCCGCTCTCAAGAGAAATCTTGACGCCGGGCGAGCTCGCTGAGGCGTGGCACGTGAATGTCAGCACGGTGCGCGCATTGATTCGGGATGGAGATCTCGAGGCGTTCAATATTGGACTCGGTACCCAGGTGCGGTGGCGAATAATGCGCCCGAATGCACTCCGATTCGCCGAGCTGCGCGGCAATCGCCCGCAATCTGCATCTCCGCAGGAGCCTTCATGAAGCTCGATTGGAAGAGCGTCGGTTGGAATGACTGGTCCTATAGCGGCGCGGTATCGGATCGGATCGCGGAAATCCTAGGTTGGCGGCCCTTTAAGAATGACCGTAAAAAATGGTGGGATCCGTATGATCAGGGCGAAACCGAATTCTTTACGTTCGACGCGTGCGAAGGTAGAACCTTCGATCCGTTTAACGATCTTGAAGATGCAGTGGTTGCCGCGGGCCGCCTTGCTGATCGCCGCAGAATTCCATTCCATTTGGAACTACTTTCGGACGGCCAGTGGCGAGCATCATTCTCGATGAGTAAACGAAGTGGCGGAAGTGGCGGAACTCAGCCAACTCCGTATCGTGCGATCTGTGAAGCGATTCTGAAGATCAGCGACGTCCCGGACCCAAACTCGATCTTTCGAAAGAGGTCCCACAATCGCATTGGAAGCTAATCGATGCGCTCGTTTGCTCATCCAGCGCTTTCGCCGCCGATCTCGACCTCGTATTCCTGACCGAGATTCTCGGCTGCGAGTGCCCAGCGGTTGATCTCTGGGCTAATCGATTGACCGCGATTGTATCGTTGAAAAACCCAGACCTTTCGAGGTGGCCACCTCGCGCGATC